GAGACCATCCAGAGCTTCTGCCGCCTGATCAGGGTCGAGGCCAGCGGCGGCCGGCAGAACCCGCTGCACCAGTGGGGCGGCAGCGTCACCTACCAGCGACGATACGCCGCGCTCGCGCTCGTCGGCCTAGCCGCTGGCATGGAGGACGACGACGGCGACATCGCCGACCCGCCGCCGCGCAAGGTGCAGGCCAAGAAGGTCACGCCGGAGAAGGTCACGCCGATCAAGGTCGAGGGCTGGGACAGCCGCGAGCACGCCGAGCAGGCGCTCGACCTGTGCGCCAACGAGGAGCAGCTCAAGACCTGGGCGACCAAGACCGCGGCGAGCAGGTTCCAAGGCCTGGACCGCGACGAGCTCAGGACGGCTTACAAGGAGCGCGTGGCGCTGATGGAGGCATAGCCGTGGCTTGGCATGGCTTGGAACGTGGCGTGGCACGGCGCGGCGCGGCAAGGCCCGGCATGGCGTGGCAAGGCTCGGAACAGGGTTTGGCACGGCGTGGCACGGCCGGGCATGGCTCGGTGCGGCTGGGCCCGGCAAGGCTCGGAACATGGCCAGGCTGGGCTCGGCAGGGCATGGCGCGGCAGGGCATGGCTGGGCTCGGCAGGGCTGTGCACGGCGCGGCCCGGCAAGGCTCGGAACATGGCTCGGCGTGGCAAGGCAAGGCACGGCAAGGCAAGGTAAGGCCGGTCCGTGCAAGGCGTGGCAAGACTCGGAACAGGGTCGGGCGCGGACTGGTGAGGCGCGGCGGGGCTGGGCCGGGCCGGTCGGGTCAGGGCATAGCTAGGCGACCTGGGCAACGTCGGTAAACCGGCCCACCAATGCGGCTACGTCGTCTGGCCGCATCTACTAGGCGACAACATCAAAACGGAGCACACATGCTCGAAAGCAGTTACCGACTGATTGGCGTCGCGCCAATCCTCATGCATAACGAGGCCCTGGCCGACCCGCTCAACAAGTGGGCGCGGTCCATGAAGGAGATCAGCAGCAAGCGCAAGAAGACCGACGCGGACCTTCTGGAGCTCAGCCGGCGCGAGTGGCGCGGCGGCCTCTACTACGACAACAACAACGGCGTGCACGTCCCGGCTCGGTGCATCGAGGCGATGCTGCGCGACGCGGCCAAGAAGACCAAGATGGGCAAGTCCGTGCAGCAGGCCCTCATTGTCCCAGACGACGCCAAGCTCGAATACAAGGGGCCGCAGGACCCGGACGGCCTGTGGGAACAGCAGGAGACGTTCTGCCTGCGCGCTACTGTTGGCGTCCAGCGAGCCCGAGTCGTACGCTCGAGGCCCGTTTTCCCGCAGTGGTCGCTGACCTTCACCGCCAACTACGACGAGGAGGTGCTCAACCCGACGCAGATCGGCGAGTTCCTCGAGGTCGGCGGCCGGCTCATCGGCCTGTGCGACTGGCGGCCCAAGTTCGGCCGGTTCACCTACGAGGAGATGTAGACATGGCAGATCGTTACCCCATCGACTTCGACCAGCTGCAGCGCGGCGACGTCATCCCGGCCGAGACGGTCGAGGCATACAGCGGGCTGCACCGCGACGACAAGCGGTTCAACTTCGAGCTGATGTCGTTGGCAGAGGACATCCGCCGACACTTCCGCGAGCGCCACGGCCTGACCGTGTCGGTGCGTCAATCAGGCGGCGACCTGTGCGTGCTCACTAACGAACAGCAGGCGCACTACACGCGGCAGCAGGAGATCCTGCGTATGCGGCGATACCTGCGCACCTGCGCGGAAGGTTTGGCGGTCGATCTGGCCCAGCTCAGCGAGGAACAGCGCGACAAGCACGAGAAGTTCCAGCTGCGCATCGGGTGGCAACAGCAACAGATGACCAAGCGGCCACCGCCGTCGCTCACGGAGTGACGCGCAGCGCCGACGACAAGCGCGCCCGGTTCCTCGAGGCGCAACAGCATTCGCCGGGTGTTCCGGTGACCACCACGCGGCCGGTTCGTGAAAAGGGCAGAGCGAGTCTGAACGGTGCCCTCACGGTTGCTGCCGGTCGTGTGGTGGGTTTCTTTCGCGCCTACCTGCGTTGGGTAGGCACCCGGGCGGCGAGGAAGCACAACCCGACCTAACGGTCTATAAGTGCTGCAGGAAGCCTCGCCGTCCGGTCTTTCACACCCCACACACACACATGAGCCCCGACGACATCCTGTCGACCATCTGCCGCTACTTCGACATTCAGCCCGACGACGTGAAGGGCAGATCACGCGCGCAGATGATCAGCCTGCCGCGAAAGCTGGTCTGCTACATGGTCCGGCAGATGCTGCCCATGAGCTTTGCCAACATCGCCCACTGGCTCGGCCATCGCGATCATTCGACCATCGTCTACTACATCAAGGACATCGAGGCCAAGCTGCCCAGCGACCCGATCCTGCAGAACTACTGCAACCAGATCCGCGCGCACCTCCAGCAGCTCCAGCCTTTCGAGGAGATCGCCGAGCGCCATGTCTGATCGCGTCCACCTGTGCCTACCCTGGCCCGATGCCAAACTGAGCCCCAACGCCCGGCTGCACTGGGCGCAGCGTAGCAAGGCCGTCAAGCGCGCGCGCGGCCAGGCACACGCCCTAGCCCTGACGAATATCACCCAGCTCGCCGACAGATGGGAGCCTTTCAAGCAGGCGACGACCGAGGACCAGATCGACATCCGCATCACCTTCGAGCCACCCTGCCGGCGGCGCTACGACATGGACAACCTGGTCGCACGCATGAAGTCGACCCTGGACGGTATCGCCGACGCGCTGGCCGTTGACGACTACATCTTCCGCCTGGAGCGCCCGGTCATGGCCGACCCCTACAAGCCCGGCGGCCGGGTCATGGTCACCCTTGAGCTCCGGCCCAGGCCCTAGAACTGTCCCCAATAGGTCACAGCCCGGATACAATGGCCGTATGCCTGTACCACCCGCGGACGTGCGCAGAACCGCGCGCAACGCACTAGAACGACGAGAGCGGCACGGCCGCGGCGGCACCGAGGTCGGCGTCGCTCGAGCCCGTGACCTGGCCAACGGCCGGAACATCAGCGAGAGCACCCTGCGCCGGATGGCCAGCTACTTCGCACGCCACGGCGGCCAGGACGCCAGCAGCGCACCGCGCGACTCCGCGGCCAACATCGCCTGGGGACTGTGGGGCGGCAGCGCCGGCCAGGCCTGGGTCCGCGGCGAGCTCGCCAAGATCGACCGGGAGCGCGATGGCGACTAAGAAGAAGACCGGCCGACCGCGCAGCGTGATGACGCCGGAGAAGGAGCTGGAGGTCCTGACCGCCATCCGCCTCGGCCTACGGGAGGGAAGCGCCGCCAACGCATGCGGCGTGTCCATGTCTACGCTCCGCAGCCACATCAACCGACACCCTGACTTTGCACAGAAAGTCGCAACATGTATGGCCTCGGCCGAGCGCAAAGCACTAGTGGCTGTATGTGAGCGGTTCGACGACGACTGGCGCGCCGCGACGTGGTTCCTCGAGCGCCGGTTCCCCGAGGCATGGGGCAAGCGCGACGCGCCGCCTGTCGAAGCCGAGCACCAACCAGACCCGCGCTTCGATTGACCGCGACCCTGGCACCCTTCTGGCGCATGGACGACCCGATGCTCGCCGACGACGGCAGCATCGCACGGGGCGGCATGTTCCAACACCAGCGCGACTGGTGGGAGCTGCCCAACTTCATCAGGGGCCTGGTCACCGGCTACGGCGGCGGCAAGACCATGGCCCTGGGCAAGCGCATGATCTGGCTGGCCATCAAGAACGCACCCGTGCCCGTGGTCACGGTCAGCCCGTCCTACCCGATGGCCCTGACCACGATCGTGCAGACGCTCGACGAGCTGCTCGACGGCAAATGCCGGAACGAGCGCCAGATGCGCTACCACCTGTTCCGCAGCCAGCCCTACCGCTTCCACATCCAATACCGCGACCGCACGGCCACGATCCTGTGCATGTCCGGCGAGCGGCCTGAGCGGCTCAAGGGGGCGAACATCGCCGCGGCCGGCATCGACGAGCCGTTCATCCAGCCCGTTGAGGTGTTCGAGCAGATCCTGGCCCGTGTCCGTCACCCTGACGCCAAGCAGCGCGAGATCAACATCACCGGCACGCCCGAGGGCGTCGTCGGGTGGGGATACGACTTGTTCCAGGGCGACATGCGCGAGAAGCACGACCTCGGCCTGGTGCAGAGCTCAAGCACGGCCAACCGCGCGCTGCCGTCGGACTACGTCGAGCGGCTGATCAGCAGCTACGACGAGGCCGCGGCCGAGGCCTACGTGCAGGGCAAGTTTGTGAACCTGAGCACGGGCCGGGTCTACCACAGCTACGACCCCGACATACACAGCGTCGCCGTCGACGCGCCGGCTGACGCCGAGGTCTGCGTCGGAATGGACTTCAACGTCAACCCGCTCGCGTTCGTGGTGTTCTGGCGCACCCGGGACCACGTCCACGTCGTCGCCGAGCACGAGCTGCCCAACTGCGACGCCGAGCAGGCCGCGGCGTTCATCAAGCAGACCTACCCGGAGATCCGCCGCATCTACCCTGACGCCAGCGGCCAGAACCGCCAGCACGCCGGGGCCGGCGGCAAGAGCGCGTTCGGCTACCTGCGCGACGCCGGCTTTACCATCTGCGCGCGCCGCGCCAACCCGCAGATCGTCGACCGCATCAACGCCGTCAACGGTGCCCTGCGCCATGGGCGCGTGACGCTGTCGCCGTCATGCCGTAAAATGCGCGCCTATCTGCTCGGCTATACGCACACCGACAGCAACAAGCAGGTGCAGAAGGACATGTCCCACCTGCTTGACGCCTTCGGCTACCCGATCGCCTACCTGTTCCCCGTTGACCGCACGACCGCCACGACGGTCGCCTTCAGACAATGATCTACCACGACGAGTACAAGGCGGCAGCGCCTCTCTGGCGCAAGGTGCGCGACTGCATCGAGGGCGAGGACAAGATCAAGCACGAGCGGGAGCGATACCTGCCCATGCTGACCAGCCAGCGCGAGAGCAACGACATCTACGCGCTGGAGAGCTACAACAACTACCTGCTGCGCGCGTCGTTCTACGGGGCCGCCTCGAGGACGCAGGCCGGCCTGGTGGGCGCGGTCATGCGCCGGCCGCCTACCGTCGAGGGCATTCCCGATGCGCAGATGCAGCAGCTCGAGGACGACGCTGGCCCCAACTACGAGGGCCTGCAGGCGCTGGTCATGCAGCAGCTGACCGACGCCGTCAGCGTGGGCCGCTACGGCCTCCTGGTCGAGCGCGGCGAGGACGCGACCCTGCCGCCATACCTGTGCCTGTTCAAGGCCGAGGACATCGTCTACTGGCACTGCACCGACTACGGCGGGCGCAAGGTGCCGACGACGATCACGATCCGGCAGACCTACGAGGTGCCCAAGGAGGGCGACCTCATCGGCAACCAGACCGAGCTCAAGGAGCAGTTCCTCATCCTGCGCCTCGGCATGGTCAGCGACCACCCCTACACGCAGCAGGTGCCGGGCGGCGAGGCCCTGCAAGCTGCGCCGGCCAGCGAGCTGATCTACTGGCAGGAATACTGGCGCGCCAAGGGCAAGGGCGGCACGGGCGTGCGCAGCGGCGAGCTCGAGCTGATGGGCATCAAGGTGCCGACCAAGAACGGCGGGCGCTACTGGAACGAGATCCCGATGGACATCGTCAACGCCGTCTCGGGCGTGTCGGTCGACGTCGAGACCGCGCCGATGCTCGGCCTGGTCAACGTCATGCTGTCGCACTACCGCGGCAGCGCGGACCTCGAGTGGGGCCGGCACATGACCGCCATCCCGCAGCCCTGGGTGTCGGGCTTCCAGCTCGAGGAAGGTGCCAAGCTGATGGTCGGCTGCGGCTACGCCTGGGCCAGCCCTGAGCCCGGGGCAAATGCGCAGTATCTGGAGTTCTCCGGGGCCGGCCTCGGCCACATCCGCGAGGGCCTCAAGGACAAGGAGCAGCAGATGGCGGTTCTGGGCGCGCGCATGCTTGAGGAGCAGCCTGCCACGGCCGAGGCCATGGGCACCGTGCGCCTGCGTCAGGCGGGCGAGCGCAGCGTGTTGTCGACCATCGCCGAGAACGTCAGCGAGGCCACGACGCGCGCCATACAGCGCTGGATGGCCTGGCAGTTCCCGGCCTACGACGACACGGCACTGGCGCAGGAGATCAGCTACAGCCTGACCGCCGACTTCGACGCCTCGCGCATGGACCCGGGCGAGCTGGCCACCCTGACGCAGAGCCTGCAGGCTGGCACGATCAGCTGGGAGACCTACGCCTTCAACCTGCGCCGCGGCGAGATGCTGCCGCCGGGCGTCAGCGACGAGGACGAGCGCGAGCGCATCCAGATGGGCGCGCCCGGACGAAGCCGCAAGGACGAGCTGCAGATGCTGCAGACCGACGTGCGCGAGGGCCGGATCAGCCAGCGCACCTACCTCGCACAGGTCAAAGCGCTGGGAATGCTGGGCGAGGTCGAGGTCGACGCCGAGCTCCAGGCCGCCGAGGACGACAAGGCCCGCGCCGCCGAGGCGCAGATGGCCCGGTTCGTCCAGCAGCTGCCGGCCACTCACGCATGACCGGCCTGCCGCCTATCGACCCGAGCGTGGCCGACAAGCTGCGCCGGGAGCTGCGAGAGCGCGCAGGGGAGTTCCTGACGCGCTTCAACAGGCACGACATCCTGATGGCCCGCGGCGTGCGCGGCGTGCAGATCGAGGCCGTGCAGCTGTTCCGGCGCGTCGTGGTCGAGCCGTTGCTGGAGAGCATCGGAGGCACCCTGGCCGGCTTCGACGCCCGAGGCCGCGACGTCACGCCCGAGCGATACCCGCAGCTCGCAGCCCTGCTGGACGAGATCGACCTGATCCTCGAGCGCGGCATCCTCGAGCTGCGGCAGGTCACAGAGCAGCGCCTGCGCGAGGTGGGTCAGCGCGAGGCCGACTTCGTGGCCGAGAACGTGGAGCGCACCACGGACCAGTTCGTAGTTGTCAGCGAGGCACCGGACCCGGCCCAGCAGCGCGTCATGGGCGACACGCCCGAGCAGTGGTTCGACAAGATGCTCAAGGGGCCGACGGGCGACAACGTGCGCCGACGCATCCTGCAGGGACTCGAGCAGGGCGAGACGGTCGACGAGATCGTGCGCGGCGTGCGCGGCAGCCGCACCGAGGAGGGCATCCTCGACAAGGCCGCGACGGGCGTCGACACGCTGGTCAGGACGGCCGCGACCACAGAGAGCAACATGGCGCGCGAGCAGACGTTCCGCGAGCTCGGCGTCGAGAAGTGGCGCTTCGTGGCCACGCTGGACAGCCGCACGACGATCCTGTGCGCCAGCCTCGACGGCAAGGTCTACGACGTCGGCGAGGGACCGATGCCGCCGCTACACCCCAACTGCCGCAGCACCGCGGTGCCCTACCTCGGACCGCCGGACGGCACGCGCGCTGCGTTCGACGGCCAGGTCGAGGCGGACGTCACCTTCGAGGAGTGGCTGCGCACTAGGCCGCAGGCCGAGCAGGAGGAGATGCTGGGCAAGGCCAAGGCCGCGGCGTGGCGCAAGGGCGAGATCACCCTGCAGCAGATGCTGGGCCGCGACCTGCAACCCCTGACGCTGCAAGAGCTTCGAGAGAAGGACCGCCTATAATGCCAAAGCACATTCGAGGCGCTTACGCCACCCGTCCGACCAACGGCCCCAAGAAGGGCAAGAAGCCGGCCAAACCGAAACCCAAGAAGTAGCACATGCTGAGAAAGACCTACGCGACGCAGGCAGACATCCCGGAGGCGATCCGGGACCACTACACCGACACTGGCAACGGCTGGCAGCTCCAGCTGG